GGAGACAACATCGAGTCAATTCTATACACACAAGCTGAGGTCGGTGAAATGAGTAAGATGGGTGGTGGTACTTCTGGTTACTTTGGTAACATCAGACACAGAGGTGCTGAGATTACTGACAACGGTTTAGCACCTGGTTCGGTACACTTTATGAATCTATTTGAGAGTGTTGTTGACAACATCTCACAGGGTTCAACTCGTCGTGGTCGTTTCTCACCATACCTTCCTGTGGAACACCCTGACGTTATGGAGTTCTTGGAGATTGGTACAGAAGGATTCCCAATTCAGGATTTGACTCACGCAGTTACAGTAACTGATGAGTTTATGAATGAGATGATTGCGGGTGATGAAGAGAAAAGAGCAATTTGGGCTAAGGTCATCCAAAGACGTGGAGAGATTGGTTACCCATACATTATGTTCCATGATACAATGAACAACAACACTGTTGATGTATACAAAGACAAAGAAGCGACAATCTACAATTCAAACTTATGTTCTGAGATTGCACTTCATAACTCTGAAGAGGAGTCATTTGTTTGTGTATTATCATCAATGAATGTTCTTCACTATGATGAGTGGAAAGACACAGACGCTGTTGAGATTATGACAATGTTCTTAGATGCGGTTGTTACTGAATTCTTAACTAAGATTGAGGATATCAGAGACAACGGGACTATTGAAGGTAAGAGAGGTTTCTTCTATTTGGAGAAAGCTTACAACTTCGCTAAGAGACAAAGAGCGTTGGGTCTTGGTGTATTGGGATGGCACTCACTTCTACAAAAGAGAGGTCTTCCTTTTGATACGAGAGAAACTGCGAGATTGAATGTTGAGGTATTCAAACACATTAAAGAGAAATCATACGCGGCGTCTGAGGAATTGGCTAAGATGTTCGGTGAACCTGAGTACTTAGAAGGATATGGAAGAAGAAACGTTACGTTGAACGCAATCGCACCAACAACATCTTCAGCTTTTATCTTAGGTCAAGTATCACAATCAATCGAACCTATTTGGTCTAACTGTTATGTGAAGGATGTTGCTAAGATGAAGGTAACTATTAAGAATCCTGTTCTTAAAGAGTTGTTATCTGAATTAGGTCACGACACCAAAGAGGTATGGAACAGTATCAAACAAAATGATGGTTCAGTACAACACTTAGATATTTTAAGTGACGAACAGAAAGAAGTGTTTAGAACATTTGCTGAAATCAATCAGTCGTCAATTATCAATCAAGCTGCGGTTCGTCAATCTTACATTGACCAATCACAGTCGTTGAACTTAATGATTTCACCTGACATGCCGACAAGGGATGTTAACAAACTTCTTATTGAAGCTTGGCAGTTGGGTGTTAAGACATTATACTACCAACACTCAATGAATTCAGCTCAAGCTTTCGCAAGAAAGAAGTTGGGATTGAATGACCTTCAGTGTGTTGCATGTGAAGGATAATTGTTAAAAAACACAATTTATAAATATAAAAGAGGACTTCGGTCCTCTTTTTTTTGCAATTTATTTAGTTAAGATATTTATAGACAATGGCAGACGGTAAAACATACGGTATCAATTTCCCTTTTCAAGATAGTAAAGAAGGAAAATATCTTTCTCTTTCTCAGACTACTGACGAAGAGATAAGGACTGATTTATTACACCTTATCTTAACAAGGAAAGGTAGTAGATATTATTTACCTGATTTTGGTACGAGAATTTATGAATTTATTTTTGAACCTATGGATGGTACAACATTCGAGGCAATCAAAGCGGATATCAGAGATTCTATTGAAAAATACATTCCAAACCTTACAGTTAATGAAATAACAATTACACCTTACTTAGAAGATTTAGAAGCTCAAGGTGAATTAAATATGGATAAGTTGGGTATTGGTGGTATATATAGAGTACCTGGTCGTGGTGTTGAAGAATACACGGCAAAATTAAGGATTGATTATACCATTACAGATAGTACTTTCCAAACCAAAGATTTCATAATTATCAATATTTAATAGTAGATGGCAAGTAGAAAAATTTCATACACGGAAAGAGACTTTGAAGGGTTAAGACAGGACCTCGTAAATTATACTAAACAGTATTACCCTGAATTAATTGATAACTTCAATGATGCTGCCGTTTATTCGGTATTGATGGACTTGAATGCTGCGATTGGTGATAATCTTAATTACCACATTGATAGAAGTATTCAGGAAACTGTATTACAATATGCTCAACAACGTTCATCTATTTTTAATATTGCCAGAACTTATGGTTTGAAGATACCAGGTAATAGACCTTCAGTTGCTATTGTTGATTTTTCAATTACCGTACCTGCTTTAGGTGACCAAGAGGATTCACGTTACTTAGGGATTTTAAGAGCGGGTTCACAAGTGATTGGAGCTGGTCAGGTATTTGAGAATGTTTATGATATTGATTTCGCTTCACAATACAACAATGAAGGTTTCCCTAACAGAACAAAGATTCCAAACTTTGATTCGAACAATGTGTTGATTAACTACACAATCACAAAAAGAGAAGTTGTAGTTAACGGTTTGACTAAGGTATTCAAAAAGACAATCAACCCTAATGACGTTAAACCATTCTTTGAGTTCTTCTTACCAGAACAAAATGTATTAGAGGTTGTAGACATCATTCAAAAAGATGGTACATCATTCCAATCCACACCAACGTATTCTGAGTTTGTTAATGCTAAAGACAGATGGTATGAAGTGGATTCATTAGCTGAACCGACAGTATTCATTGAAGATTCTACAAAACCTTCAGACCAACCAGGTATTAAGGTGGGTAAGTACATTGATACTGAAAATAGATTCATAACAGAGTATACACCTCAGGGGTTCATGAAAGTTCAGTTTGGTGGTGGTACCACAACACCTGACGAACAATTGGCAGATTTTGCGAGAAACGGTGTAACAATGAGAATTCAGGAATACCAAAACAATATTGGTTTAGGTAGAACAGTAAAAGCCAACACAACATTATTTGTTAAATATAGAATTGGTGGTGGTTCACAATCAAACATTGGTGTGAATGCTATCAATCAGGTAGGTACTGTAAACTTCTTTGTTAATGGACCGTCTAATACAAACAACCAAACGGTAATTAATTCACTTACGGTTAATAACATTACTGCGGCTATCGGAGGTGCTAACCAACCTTCAATTGAGGAAGTGAGAAATATGGTGACATTTAATTTTGCTTCTCAAAACAGAGCGGTTACTATTAATGATTACAATGCGTTGATTAGAAAGATGCCAGGTAAGTATGGTGCACCTGCTAAGACGGCTATCACAGAAAAAGACAACAAAATTAACATCAATGTATTATCATATGATTCAAATGGTAGTTTGACTCAAACGGTTTCAAATACATTGAAACAAAATATTGCCAACTATCTTTCTAAATACAGAATGATTAATGACTATATCTCAGTAAATGTCGGTCAAGTTATCGATTTGGAATATGATATCTCAGTAGTTTTAGATTCAGGTCAGAATCAGGGAACGGTAATTACAAAGATTATTGATGAGGTTTCTAAATTTATGGCTCCGACAGATAGAACGATGGGTCAAAACGTATTCATTTCTGAAATTGAAAGAATTATTCAAGATATTGCGGGAGTTATTTCACTAACAGACCTCAAAGTATACAATAAAGTTGGTGGGCAATATTCGTCTTCAGAAACATCACAAAGGTATTCTGATGACGCAACAAAAGAGATTCAATTCGTCGACAAAACAATCTTTGCGGAACCTTCACAAATATATCAGGTAAGATTTCCTGAGAAGGATATTAAGGTCAGAGTGAAGAACCTTAAAAACGTTGACTACAAGTAATAATAATTTACAACACTTACTTATGGGTTTATCATTGTAAAATGGATAAATAAGTATTTATCTTAAAACTGCATTATGTCTAAGTCATATAGAATACGTACAAAATTAGGGGTAGACCAAAACATTCGTGTTAATGTCGAACAAGATTTTGACTTCCTTGAAATTTTATCTTTGAAGTTAAGGCAGGAAGACGTGTATTCTAGATTCTGTGCTGACTACGGTGTGGTTGTGGGTAGAGTGGTTGCTAACAGTGGTTTTGGTGTTCCAAACGCAAGAGTTTCCATATTCATACCTATTGAGGAAATGGACCTCGAAGACCCTGTTATTTCAACATTATACCCTTATAAGAAACCAACTGATAAGAATGAAGATGGGTATCGATACAACCTTCTTCCTTATGAACAACAGTATGGTGGGCACAATCCAACAGGTACATTCCCTTCAAGGTCTGACGTTCTTACTCGTAATGAGGTGTTGGAAATCTATGAAAAGTATTACAAATTCACTGTAAAGACAAATGATTCGGGTGACTTTATGATTACTGGTGTTCCATTGGGTAATCAGAAGTTGGTATTGGATATGGACTTATCGGATATGGGTTGTTTCTCTTTGAGACCTCAGGATTTGATAAGAATGAACATGGGTGTTGAGGAACAGTTTGATGGTACTAACTTCAAGGCGTCTTCTAACTTAGATGAGTTACCACAGATTATCAATTCAGTTCAGGACATTGATGTTGCTTCGTTTTGGGGTCAGGAAGATTTATGTAACATTGGTATAACGAGAGCCGACTTTGATTTAAGAGAGTTGGGTATTGAGATTCAACCGACAGCCGTGTTTATGGGTTCTATCTTCAGTGATGCTGATAGTAGACCCATCAAACCTAATTGTAAGCCGAGAACTGAACAGGGTGATATTTGTAACTTAGTTACTGGTCCTGGTGAAATCTTAGCGGTTAGACAAACTATTAACGTTGATGAGAATGGTGACCCAGTCTTGGAACAATACAGTTTACCTAACTCAGGAAAGGTTATTGATGAGGATGGAGCCTTTGTTACTGATGTTCCAATGAACTTAGACTATGTGGTTACTAACGAGTTTGGTGAGATAGTATTGTCTAACGACCCAAGTATTGGTATTCCGACAAAGGGTAAGTATCGTTTTAAGGTTAAGTATCAGTCAGAGGAGAACGGACCACCATTTGAGGGAGACCAGTTCTTCCCTATTGTCGGTGAAGTCCAAAGAGCCAACTTTATTGTTCCACAGATTAGAGAATATGGGTGGAATGGTTCAGTTCAAAATTCGGGTGTTGACCCGGCAACGAAAGACACTGAAACAACTATTAATGTTGATTTTGTTAATCAGAGTCAGATTGTGGAGACGAAGAGTATTGTAATACCTTCAAACACAACTGTTACTATTCCTTATAATAAGGATTTGGAAGAACTTAAATTAACGGTCAATGGTGTTGTTAGAAATGAGAAATGGATTGAGTTCCCTAACGGTGGTACGTTAACCATTGAGGTTACTAAGATTACTACAGAGATAGGTAATCCACCACAGACTGTGGGTCAGAATGTTACTGTTGAGGTAAAACAGTATGATTATGATTATATCCAATTCCAAAAGTCATATGCGTTCTCTTTAGATTGGGACGAATATGCTGACAAGCAAGCTGCGATTAACTGTGAGGATTCATTCTATTTGATGAACTATAATAAGGTTTATACACCATCAATGATGATTGATGAGTATAGGCAGGGTTATGGTCGTGCAAGGTTCTTAGGTATTAAGGAGATATTGGATAGAGGTTGTGAAAGTGAGACAAATAGGTTTCCAACGAATGATGGGGTTAGAAACTTTGACTTGTTATTCTTCATTGTAAACATTGTGATGACATTGTTCATGCCGTTGTTATTTGTAATTACGGTTGTTGGTCACGTTGTCTGTACCTTATACAAATATTTGAGATGGTTATTGGATTTAATATTAAAGGTAATTCTTACAGTCATTATTTTCATCTGTTATGTTATAAAAGCGTTGACTTTTGGTCTATTCAAAAGACCATGTCCAAACTATCAATCGGTTAAGTTACCAAAAAATTGTCCGATACCTGCAATCCCATTACCTAATATATCATATCCTGATTGTCAAGCATGTGCTTGTGAAAGTAAGAGGGCTGGTGAGCCAGAAGGTGATGATTTACCTGAGATTGTTGAAAACACCAGTATCTTAGCTGATACTACAGACTATACATTCTTCAATGAATTGGTGGGTGTTAGAAATGAAGAGATTGAACAATGGCAAAAATTCCAATATGGTTTCCAAATGACAATGTCAGGAAATGATGTGTATGGTCCTGGTTCAAGTTTTGCAAGAACACCTTTTATAAAAGGGGCGGATAATCCGATGACAAATAGAGAAACATGGTCTTATGATTTACCCTTAACTGAGAGGTTTAATTTGTTTAATGCGAAGGCTAATTATCATCATGCTGCGAATGGTGGGACAAATAGAATTAAGGTTAAGGTTAATCCTAATACTAATAATGGTTTCCATACAGATAATGTTATGATGTTAGTTGTGGATAGTGGTGTTGTAAGTTCTTTCCAAGCTGGTGAGATTGTTACATTCCAAGATATTAATAAATCATTAGACCCTAATATATCAGGTAACACTACAGGTTCAACAATATTTACAACAGCACAACAAGGTGGAGGTCAACAGAGTATTACGGTTACCTACATGGATACTAATACAAATACACAGACAACAAGTTATATTATCACAGGTGACACCTCTAATACTACATATGATTTTCCTAGTGATGTAGAATACTACCAAGTTATTACGGGTAATACATTATCAGAGTTTGAAAACTTATGTGCGGCAAATGGTAAAGGAACTGCTAAATATGGTGATTCCATTAATAAAACCTTAGGTAGGTTTACAATATTTGGGTGGCAGCATGTGAAGAAAAATGCAGTGTTATATAATCCAAATCCTGAAGAATATCCTTGGAAGTTTAATAATCCTCCGTATAGTAAACCCGGTAGT